ACTAGCATGAGCAATATCTGGAACATCCTTATAGAATGCAAGGATAATATCATCACTGAATTCAATTCAAGAGGCAAAGAGATTGAAGAACCTGGCATGAGCAGATTCAATCAACCTGAAAATGGTTGGATCAACAGAGTGTGGCAGACCGAACACTGTCGTCGTTGTCATATAGATGTGGTGGATGCTAGACAATCCAAAGGACTCTGGATGATGCATGTGTGTGTATTTCCGCATCTGCACAACAATGGTCCTATCTATGGATTTGATGTGATCGCGGGAGAACACAAAATGACCGGCGCATTTCATGACTTTTCACGCAGTTCGGGTGGAGAAAAACATCCTCTGATAGAATGGTATCAGCAGGCAGTGGCAGATTTCGTGCCCACTAAGAGAAGAAAATTGCCTGAATGGGCACTGAACATATTTTCTGGCAGCATGATTGCCGCAGGCAATGTGCAAACCGATGAGGAAGCCACAGCCATAGTGAATCTTGCAGTTAACAACTTAAAAGTGTATTTTGACAGCATAGGACAATATGCTCACACTGCCAAGGAAGCAGACACCATAGAAGCACAGAATTATTACTGCCACAACCAACAACAGAATCCGCACACACCCAGAGTGATGAAAAGTTTGGGCTTGGCAGAAGCAGACGTGGAATTGTTCTGCACTGACGCATTATTTCCAAAAATACGATAAAACTGATTGAAAAATACACAAAACTTGGCTTTTTTTTGGCGTAGCTGTGTTTGACAGACTGTTCAAATGTTGTTATAATGTGAGTATGATTTCCAACATTTATCAAGAGGTTATCAAAAAAGTCAAAGTGATTTACGAAAAGTCTTTGGAATTACAACAGATTATCGATCAAGTGCACTGCACAGTGACCGAAGATGAATTGCATTATCTTATCAACGACATACAGTCCCTGTCAAGAGAAGTGGCCAATACCTACAATCTCATACAAAAATGATTATTTCCATCACAGGCGGAAAGCCTAGACTGAAAAATATGGCAGAAAGCATGATCAGGTTTGCTGCTGATCTGCTGATGGACAAAAAACTAATTAGAAAATTAACGGTGGATCTGGAGTTCAGTAGGACTTTGTACAAAGACGATGGCATGCTGGCTGAGATAGACTTTGATGATCGAATTAAAAAACCTAGAGAATTCACCATCACTGTGGACAACACAGTGCCCATGAGACGCATTATGGAATCCATTGCCCATGAGATGATACATCTCAAACAATATGCTACTGGCGAAATGCAAGACACAGATAGTGTTGAAGTGGTCAAATGGAAAGGATTGCATATAGATCTACGTCAATGGAAATATTGGGATCGACCATGGGAGATAGAGGCACATGGCAAAGAGTTAGGTTTATTCATTAGATGGGCTGAACATCACGATCACAGTAAAGAATCTTGGACACAGGAGCAATATGCACAATACACAGGATAAAACTCCCAGTTTAAACAAGTTTTTTTACTCAGTATTAACAATAATGCTGACGTTAATGGTGCTTTGTCTATGGGCAATACTTAAATAATGTTTAAACACTTGGTGTGCTACTATGAAAAAATCCAGCGCTCTGGCTCACGTCAACAGGATCAAACGTGCATGTTTGCGCAATCATCACATAAAAGATTTTCGACCCACATTGAATCAGACCATATACTGGTTTAGAATAATCAACAAAGAAATTTTTGAATCTAAATTGCAAAGACCTCCAATAAGTGTGAGTCAAAAGAAGGAGGTGATGGGGCAATGTGTGGCCCGATGGGACAGCAGGATCGTGGGTCGCAAGGGCGAATGGAATCAAAAGAAGATACCCTATCACAACCCCACCATAAAATATATCATAGAAATGCATCACAAGTTTGACACTTGGCAAGATTACATAGAAACATTGGCTCATGAAATGATACATCTATATCAAATGACGGTGATCAATGACCCCACAGCCAATCACAATGACAGTTTCTATGCTTGGAAGAACCAATTCAAAAAATTTGGATTAAATTTAAGTAGATAAACCTTATTTATCAAGATTTGGATTTGTCAGGTGTTCTAGGGTGATTATTTCATCTTTTGGCAAAATTTCTGACTCTGGCGTTTTCTTCGCAAAAGACTTGCTTCTGGTCCAAGATTTATAAGACATTTCCTTGTCCGCCTTGGCTTCTATTCTCCTGATCTGTCTTAAACTCTTTTTGGACATGTATTACTTATCTTAAGGTTGACTTAGGCACCAAATAGTGCTATATTTTAAGATATTTAACACAAAATAAAAAAAACTGAATGAAAATTGAAGTAAGACACAACAATGTTGAGAAGGCATTGCGTATCCTTAAGAAAAAACAGAAGCGTGATGGTTTCTTCCAATTATTGAAAGCCAAAGAGTTCTATATGAAGCCCAGTGCCAAAAAACGTGAAGAACGCAAGAAGAATATTGCAAATTGGAAACGGGCTCAAAGATTGAGAGAACAGAACAGATAATCTGTCAAATGAATTATTTGTTATATCGAGTGCCAGAACATCTGGTGATACACTATGGCATATTAATGATCATAGTCACGGTGTTCGTGCCCATATTTTTTTTGGATAGAGATTTGACCAGCTATGTTTTTTTCAATAACTTTATAATTTTTGATGTGCTTTACTATATCCTTTTTGAAAAATTAAACTTTACAAACGAAGATTAAGAGTGTATAATACACATATGATTCAGTCAACTAGTTCAGATAAAATTCCCGTGTACTGCTCCGACACTGACAAAACAGTGATGGCGGAGATATTAGAATTCAACCCTAGAAAATTTTTAAACGTGGCCGTGGAGAGATCCATCAGGCTTACCATGAAATATGATGCCAAACATGATCAGTATGTGGGCAACATGGCCAAATTAGAATTCACCTCGAAAGGACCCAAGTAGATGCCAGCACTAGTGCCCATAGTTATAGAACAGGAAGCCAGAGGCGAGCGGTCCTATGATATTTACAGTCGACTGCTCAAGGACAGATTGGTGATGTTGGACACAGAGGTCACTCCGGTGTCCTCTAGTCTCATAGTCAGCCAGCTTTTATTCTTGGAGGGCGAATCCATCAAACCCATACATTTCTATATCAATTCTCCTGGAGGATTGGTCACTGCAGGTTTAGGAATCTACGACACCATGCAATATCTCAAATCACCTGTGTACACCTATGTGATTGGTCAGGCCTGCTCTATGGGCAGCCTACTGGCTCAATCGGGCGAAGCGGGACACAGATACATGCTGAAACATGCCAGACACATGATACATCAACCATCGGGTGGCACCCAGGGACAGGCCACGGACATACAGATTCATGCTCAAGAGATCCTTAAACTCAAAAAGGAACTCACTCAGATCTATGTTAATCACAATTCCAAAGGAAAAACCTTTGAGCAGTTGAGCGCTGACATGGAGAGAGATAAATTTATGAACGCTCAAGAATCACTTGAGTATGGATTGATAGATAGAATTCTATCCAAAAAAGACTAAAAACGGAGGAAAACAATGAAAAAAATATTGACTAGAGCCAAAAAATCCAGTAATATATTACAAAGATTATTTGGAAGCTTCGCTTCTAATAATGCAACAACTAGAAAAAAAGAAGGAGTTATCTCAATGAGAAAAACTACTAGTATCCAAGATAGAGTGGAAGCCGCTTTAGAAGCTGGTGAAGCTCTTACAGCGTCAGCGATCAAAAATAGATTCGGTGCCGCAAATCCAGGTGCTGTGATCCAAAGCCTTAGATTCAGAGGCTTCCCAGTGTTCTTAAACACAAATAAGAGAACTGGTACTAAAGTTTACAGAACTGGCAAAGCCCCAAGAAAAGTGATCGGTGCTGGTTATCAGGCCATTGCTAAAGGCTTAATCCAAGTAGACTAATTTCTACTTCTGTTAGTTTTAAAAAGGGTGGCTCTTCGGAGTCGCCCTTTTTTATTTTAAGACATCATCAATAGGTCATTGATTTATATGACTTTTATGATGAATTTAGGGCAACAATATATTTTGACTTTTTGCTTCAATGAAGTTAATATATACATATTAGGCAAAATAAACTATAGGCAAAACATATGAAAAGGCAGATATACGTTCTAGAAGGCAGTTACAGAAATAAAAAAATTGAAAATCAGGTGTTTGAACTTGTGAAACCATATCATCCATATCCACACAAAGAAGGTGGCTTCGTCACAGTCAAGGTGGAAGACATCAAAGAATTTCCAGGAGCCACAAATAGAGAGATCAGAGTGTCGTTGGATTCCGAGTCTCAATTGAGAGACAAAGCGCCAGAGGCTCCCAAAGAAGAGTCAGATGAGCAAGTGGTGGATAGATTAAGAAGAAGATTCGACATATTGAGCGACATGACCAAGGCCTGCAAGAGAGGTGACGTGAGGGCAATGATTGTGTCAGGACCTCCAGGCGTGGGCAAATCATTTGGTGTAGAAGCAGTGCTACAGAAACATGACATCTTGGCCACACTGGGAGATACCAAACCCAAGTATGAAGTGGTGAAAGGTGCTATGAGTGCTCTAGGGCTGTATTGTAAATTGTATCATTTCAAAGAGAAGGACAATGTGTTGGTGTTTGACGATTGCGACAGCGTACTGTTGGAAGATCTATCACTGAACATATTGAAGGCAGCATTGGATTCCAAAAGGACCAGAAGGATCTGCTGGAACACAGAGGCATATAGACTGGTAGATGAAGGTGTGCCCAACAGTTTTGAATTCAAAGGTTCGGCCATATTCATCACCAACATCAAATTCGACAGTGTCAAGAGCAAGAAGTTGAGAGATCATTTGCAGGCATTGGAATCCAGAAGCCACTACATCGATCTAACGATAGACACCATCAGAGAAAAGATATTGAGGATCAGACAGATCGTCACAGATGGCATGTTGAAAGAATATGAGCTGACTCCTGGAACTGAGGATCAGATAGTGGAGTTTGTGGTGGAGCATCAACGCAGATTGAGAGAGATCAGTCTTAGAACTGTGCTAAAGGTGGCAGATCTGGCCAAGGCATTTCCGGACAAATGGGAGGAGATCGCCATCCATACCATACTGAAACCTAGATAATGGAGGCAAGATGAGAACTCAACCACAGGAAGTAATCGATAAATTGGAAGCAACCAACAGCAGATTGGCCAAAGAGGCCATTCTGTTGTCAGCCATGAAAGAAGGCCTAGATGAATTCTTTGAAGGTGTGCGTATGTGTTTGGACAAACTGTACACATTTGGCGTGAAGCAAGTGCCTGAAAAAGACACTGTTATACCAGGTCAAGGCTGTGAATGGAAAATATTCAAACAATTGGCAGAACAACTGCATCGTAGAGAACTCACAGGTCACGCGGCTCGTGATGCTATTAATCTTGTGATGAGTTCAGCCACAGCAGAACAATGGAATGGTTTTTACAGAAGAATACTGATCAAAGATCTAAGATGTGGAGTGAGTGAAAAGACCGTGAACAGCGTGGCCACCAAGAACAAATTCAAGCAATATGAGGTGCCAGTGTTTACTTGCCAATTGGCACATGACAGCGCCAATCACGAGAGGAAGCTGGTGGGTAAGAAAATGCTGGAAGTCAAATTGGATGGCGTGAGAGTGATCACGATTGTGTATCCAGATGGCAAAGTGGACATGTTTAGTCGTAATGGCAAGGAGTTTACCAACTTTGGACACATCTCAGAACAGATATCACAAGTGGTTAAAAAATCACCTCCGCCTTATCCATTGGTATTGGATGGTGAAGTGATGAGTGAAAACTTTCAAGATCTAATGAAACAGGTGCATCGTAAAGAGTCCGCAGGTGCTTTGGATGCTGTGTTGCATTTATTTGATTTTTTACCATTATCTAATTTTATGGAAGGTCATTGGGACAAGAAGCAGTCGGACAGAACTGCAATGGTAAAGGCTTGGTATGACCAGCACAAAACCAATTTAAACGCCGTCACAGTGCTGGCACATGAAATCGTGGACTTGGACACAGCAGAAGGTCAGAAAACTTACTCAGAGGTTAATAAGAGGGCAGTAGAAGGTGGATATGAAGGCATCATGATCAAAGATGTGGATGCTCCATATGAATGCAAAAGAAGTCATGCTTGGTTGAAACTGAAACCATTCATTGAAGTGAGTTTGACTGTGAAGTCTGTGGAAGAAGGCACAGGCAAGAATGCGGGCAAATTGGGAGCATTCATTGTGGAAGGCATGGATGACAACAAACTGAT